TAAACGGGTAACAGGTGGTAATCCTAAAGGAGTTCAATCAGCTATAAAGTTTGACGGTGATCTCTCAAAGAGTTATTATCATAACTTGGATGGTACTGGTAAAAATGATAAGGTTCCTCCAATCGCACGTAATAATTAAATTTTTAACAACTCTTCCATAGTATAAAGATTACGCATATAGGGTGATACATCTTCTAGGACTGAACTAGCAATATCACCCTTTCTTCTTGGACCGTATACTACATCAAAGTCAACATCATTAACTTTCTGGAACAGACTTACAATCTCTTTGACTGTATAACCTACACCGTGACCCAATGATTCTACACTATTGCTAGGCTTTTCAATAGCTTGTTTTAGTGCATCACATATCTCATTCACATGCACATAGTCACGTACACAAGTACCGTCAGGTGATATATCATAATCATTACCAAATACAGTAAACTTACCTGTATCACGTGCTTTTATTAGATTGTACATTAGTCCGTCAGGGTTAGTGGGTTCATAACCATCACTACCCACAACATTATAGAATCTAAAAATAGTATAATCTTGTTGTTTATGTTGTGTGCAATATTCTCTAACAACATCTTCTGCGGCACGTTTACTTATACCATACGCACTAGCACAATCTTGGGCAGCACCTGTACTAGCAAAGATAAAATTCTTTGTCTTTATCTTGTTAACTACATTCATTGTACCATTCAAGTTAGTGATATAGTATTTGATAGGAATCTGTTCACTTTCACCCACACGAACTAATGCTGCCAAATGTATAACCGCATCATATTCAATATCGCCGGGTATGGCAAATTGTCTATTAATATCACAACGATAAAACTCATTCAACGGTGCTTGTGGTTCATCAATATCTAAGCCATGCACTTCATATTCATTTTTAAGCATTTTGCATAGATGACTGCCGATGTAGCCTGAGCTACCTGTAATTAAAATCTTTTTCATTAAAAACTAAACAGGCTTAATCCTGTTTCCTCTTCTATTGGTTCGTAGCTAGGATCTTTTGTTAAATATGTATCATTGTCAGTATATATAACACGGAACTTGTGTTTATTTGTTAATACACTACGTACATCATCAATACAAATAATACTACGGTTTAAACTACTGATAAAATCAATATGTTTAATTGTAGTTTCATTACATATTTTTGCAGTATTTGTGTTGGATTTTTTTGCTTCAAATGTGTTAAAGCATGTATTCCATTTATTAAAAACTGTAGCTTCTTGTTCTTGTGCGTGTTGCAATGACCCTAAATTATACCATCTTTCAGCTTTTTCAAAAATGTCATATAACTCTTTTGCTTTTTCAGCCATGTTCTTTTTGTTACAAGTGTAAAAATAATCGCTGTTAAAGTTATTAGTCCAACGCTGATTCTCTAATACAAGTGTAGGCATTTGTATATGTTGTTCATAGAATGCCATACCATAACTCTCAACAATACTAGGATTGAATGCAATTCTAGCACTAGTCATAAAGTCAACTTTCTCTTGACCAATGATACCTACTTTAATTTCGTATGGTACGCCAATCTTCTTTAATCTATCTTCAAACTTCTTAGCACCATTTGCGCTAGTCATTACCTTAGCAGGCAGTTTTGTTTGTTCAATTAGTTCTAAGAATAATTCAGGATTCTTACCTTCTTCCCATCTACCAACAAACAATATACCTTCACGTTGTTTGTGATGTTCTTCTAATAATGCAGGTTCACTTATAGGAATAGGAAGATGCCACACTGTATCACTGATATTAAGTTGATTGAATTTACTTTGTGTTCCTACATACAATTGATCCATTTCTAACTGTCTACGCATCATTTCATTAGTAGAATATAAGAAAGGATTCTTGGTATCTTTAAAGATTTGACTTTCTAAATGAGTATAAGCAATGATTTGAATTACATCCTCAAGACCCATTGTACTTGCTACTTGTACAGTTTCATATGTATTGCATATTAGAGCATCATATAGATTATGTTCTAACGCCTCTACAATTGCAGTACGGAAGTTAGCCATTCGTTCATAGCAAAATGTATCACCATACATAAAGATATTGCTATGATCGGTATACTTTAATGATTCTAATGGTGCAATAATATTTGCGGGAATAGATTTAACAAACTCATTATCATTAGGTTCTTTATCTGTAATGATATCAACTTTAATATTATGTTGATCCATCAACTCGCAAAAGCTTTTTGTAAATTGCCCTATCCCACCATGAGGGATAAGAGTTTGATAGCTTACTAAAAAGCCAATTCGTTTATCGTATGTTCTCATTTATCTTTTACAGTAGGTACATCACACCATTCAGTCCATTTTTTCACTGCTACGTATTTCCCATCATCGGTCTTTGTACTGTAATCAGTTACTTCAATATGTGTTCTATATTGTAACACTTTTTCTGGTCCGTCCCAACCGTTTCGGACAAGATATCTTAATTCATACATATATTTACCTTTTTAGTTTCCACATAATATGGGTATTCTTATCGTGCCATCTATACTCAAAAATAGATTCACCGGGCCCAGTAATGATTCTAGTCATACGATAAGCGTATTCTAACCAAATACGTTTACCTGATATATCACATCTATGTGGTAACCAAGCAAACTTGTATTCGGTGCCGATCATTCTTTCATAGAAATGATCGTATGCCTGTGTTTGTGGCATTAAGTTCCCCATTCGTTTTTGAACAACGGGACTTGAAGTCTGTCACTATAACGGTAACCACGATTCATTGCTTCAATAGCAACATTCTTAGCATTCATGCTGTATACAGATTCTACACCACCGCATGGCATAAAGTATACAGGACCTCTAAATCCACCATTACGAAATTCTTGTACAGCTTTATCAGCTTCTAATGCATCATCTTTAGTAGCGATAACAAACTTCAAATAAACAAAGCCAACTGTTTCATATTGACGAATAACACTAGGACAAATTGCCTCTTCCCACTTCTCACCACTGATGCTTAATTTAGGACTAACACTAAATGTTAATGCATTCTTTTCTCTGTTAATCTTCCATTGTTGTAGATAGATTGATAGGTCTTGACTAAGTTCTTGTGTTCCGTTAGTTTCAAACGTAATCTCTTTCAATGCTCTCATTTTTTCATTTGAAAGTAAGTCAGGATATGCTCTTTGCCAGCCAAGTAAAGGTTCTCCACCTGTAATTACAAGATGTTCATCCATCCAACGATTGTGAGGGAGCATAGCCATGATGTCATCAACAATATCATCAGTGGGGCGAACAGGACTAAGATGCTTGAACCTAGGATCCCATGAAGCATAACTGTCACAACCTGTACTGACTAAAGGCAATTTTTTATAATCATCATAATAATGAACCCTTGACGCAATATCTTCTACTTCTTTACTTACTTGACCTTTAGGCATGCCAAAGCCCGCACATTTAAAGTTACAACCGAATGTTCGTAAGAACACGGAGGGAACTCCCATATAACGGCCCTCACCCTGAATACTATAGAATAGTTCTGAAATTTTTATGTTACTCATATTTTACCAATTATGTATTGTGTTTGCTATAATAAAACAACATGTTATCACATGTAAGATCACCCAGAAAGTTTTTAGGAACAATGCAATTCTTGCTTCACCCAATGTAAGAATAGGTACATCAGGTCTGTCATCATCTGTATTACCCATTAAATGACCGGTTGCTCTAGCCCAAATTTTCTCTAAACTATTCATTTTTTTCCTCAATGTTATAGAACCAATCATCACCTGCAGTCCATTTGCGTGTACCATCTACTGTCCATAGATTTTGAGCCGCTTGAAAATCAGGAAATTTAGTTTCACTAGGAATTAAACTTTGGTCATACCACAAGCAACGATTGTTAGGCTGACAAGCAAATTGTCCATTTTCTAACTTAATAAAATTAAACGATTTGTGTTCTTCAGCAACTTCAGTAAAGCCGGTATCTACATCCATGCCGTCAGCACAAAAATCTACTGTAAACAAATAGTTACCATAATGCCATTCTTTATCTTTACCTAAAAACTTAACACCTAGATTACGCAAGCCTATTTTTTCAATGATAGTAAAACGGTACCCCATACAGTCCCAAAGCTGTAGTATATCTATAGGTAAGTTGCCAGTATGATCTTCTTTCCATACATAAGCATGAATAGGCAACTTGTCATAGAGTGCCCCATAATTGGGCAATAATGATTCTATACGAAACACTTGTCCACGCAGTGCTTTAAGACTGACCCATATAGCAGGTTCTAATTCGCCGTGACCTTTTTCAAAGTTATAGAGAAACTCTCGTTTAACAAAACATTTGATTGGTGGCAACGATCCTACAATATAACTCATTTAATATTTTCCTGATGCTAACACGATTTGACAAATGTGTTCTAATCGTTCAATGTGTTCAAATGCACGCCATGGGCTAGTGTCAATAGCAACTACACCGTGACCTTTAATTCCTACAATGTCATAAGCAATATTACCATAATCATCTAACTTGAGATTTTCGTGACAACGATCTGCTAGTTCTTGACTGATAGGTGCCACGTCTCCTACATTAGGTGCTACCTTAGTGTAACGATTGAGTTCTGGGAACGCATCGCTAATGGTACTTAAATCAATACCGGCATGCATGGCAGCAATGCAATAAGTAGGATGTAAGTGAACTACTACACGTACATCATTACTATGCTGACCCATTGCTCGTTGTAATCCAAAGTGCAGAGGAATCTCTCCACTGGGTTTTAGTTTAGCACTGATATCTGAATAGTGTTCTTCTTGCCATAATAGACCACGGATACTGATCTTTTTAAATTGATCAGGCTGTAGTGTCTGCTTACGGACGCCACTAGGAGTGATATAAAAGTGATCACGGTCGTGATGACGAATACTTACATTGCCATCACGACTAGTAATCCAATTGCGTCTATATGCTTCAACTAATGTATCGCAAATAGTTTCTAACATTATTCAAACTCTCTATCTTCTCTGTGACCACCGCGGCCTGCCATATTACTATCAGTCTCACGAACCTCTACTCTACAGCACCAAACACGCTTTGCTTCTTCACTACCACAGTTGGGTAAAAAGATTGTATTCACATATTCATACAAGAAGTCAGCAATACCTTCACATCCAGTGCGTTCTACTTCTGTAATCTTTGCTAGTTTCAAACGACCTAGTTCTAATAGATGTTCACGCATTGGGTCATCTTGTGCGACTAATAGTGTATGGTCAAACCATTCTTCTAGTTTATCTTTGAGTGGTCGTAGTCCACCGAAGTCAGTTACCCAGTTACGTGCGTCTAGTGTATCAGCTTCAAACTCAAAGTGAAAACTCATGGCATAGCCATGAATTAAATTACAATGACTGTCTGCACGCCATTGACGATATGCGACAGGACCTATTTGTCTGTATGTTTTTGTTGAAAAGAATTTTTTGTTTGCCATTTGTTTCTCCTATGTTATATTATAGCATAGGACGCAGAATTTGTATACCGGGATGAGCCCAAAGAGACCGGTTATATTATTTACCGTTTTATTCCCCAAGATACTTTATTCCAAATTCGTTCGTGTACAAAGTATAATATGGTATTGGCAATAATTTGAATCGTTGCAATTGAACTTGCAATGACGAAATTACCTGAAATCAAATAGGATATCATAAACGTGCTAAAACTACCAGTTATTCTCCAACTGATAGTCTTTACTAAACTACGTTTATTGGTATCACTCAAGACCTAGTTCCTTACGGATCTTTGTAGCACTAATAGAATGAGTAGCATCATCAAACGTTTCTTGTTCAATCTTATACCCAACATCACGACCATATGTAATATTTACAATATTTGGAACAATTTGAATCTCGTACTGACCTTGATATAACATATCTAAATCACGTTTGATAAAACTTTTTACTTGTTCAATAGCAAATGGATTACTTCCTTGCCATCCTTGACAGTCTCTAATTTGAATAACTACTTGTCCTGTCTTAGCAATAGCACGTTCAAACAATTTACGATGACCTGCATGCCATGGTTGCCAACGACCTAACATTTGTACTGTTTCTTTTTGCCAATCAAATACTGGTCTACGACGGTTGTCATATAAATGAGCAAAAATGAATTCACTCCATTTTTCTGCATTTTGTTCGGTAATACGGAAATCATATTGTTCAGGAGGAATAAATGCTTTATTAGTATCTTCATAGCGACCTTTGTCAATAGTATCAACCCAAACAGTCCAATCTGCTTTGAAGTTATTACGCATTTCAACTAACGGAGCAACAAAATCACAGATGACATAATCCATGTCTGTCATACTATCTGCTAATTCACGCATACGATGGCTTTGACGAATACGACCTTCTGTACTAAAGTCCCAGTCGTTATATTTCTTACGAACATCGTCAGCGTTGAGCCATCCTACTTTTTTCTTTTCAGATTGTAAATGGTCATTAATGTGTTGTGCCAGATATGTTTTGCCGGCTCCTGGTAAGCCCATGATTAAAATTCTTTGAGTCATATTATTTATTAAGTGTATTTATAATTTGGGCATCCGCTACCCGTTTTCTTAAACTTGAACTACTGAAACTATGGTCACGACCATTGAAAACTATTTCAATGTTTCTATAAAAACATTCTTCTTTACCCGAGAAGTCTTTATCCTGATATTCAACACCCAAAATGCGTACATCTACGGGAAGAATTAGCAACAAGTCTCTTAGGTCATTTTCAGTTTGATATACAACAACTTCATCAACATAGCGGCAAGCACTAAGTTGAATTTGTCGTTCTACAATACTTTGAATAGGTTTATTCTTAGTATCTGGTCTATCAATAGTTGGATCAGTTTGTAAACCACAAATCAAATAATCACAATGATTCTTTGCTTCGCTTAACATAGCGATATGACCTGCATGAAGCATGTCAAATGTGCTAAAGGTAATACCAATTTTCTTACCTTCTTGTTTGAGTTTTTTAATATGATTAAAAATCATTTGGACAATGTTCTCCACATCTTAGTTTGGTCGTGTTCTTTTAAGAATTCTTCCTCACCTGCAAATGTAGGACTATCAGCTATAATCTCATCAAGTAGCCACTTGATACGATGTAAATCTTTTTTAATTTCAAACTGATTGAATCCATCATTATACTTGCTATGTAATTCTACACCTGCAATATAGATTTGATGATGAACACTATTGTAATCCATTGGTTTACGAAATCCCATTATACGGTCTCCCATAATTCAAGAGCTTTTGCAGGATATATTTGCACAGAGCCCTTCTCAGTAGAACTTTCAACTGCATAACCTTCGGGAGTTAACTCTGTTGAGTATGTACCTACTACTTTACCGTGCCATTGTGAACCTGACACTTTCTTAACCATATCACCTAATTTAAATTTCATTTGCAACCTTTATTAGCAATTTGTAAAAACTCACTTCGTGCCGCTGGGTCAGTTTTGAATCCGCCACCTAAACGACAAGTAACTGTACTACTACCTGTATCTTCTACACCACGACTTTTAACGCAATAATGCTGTGCATCAATCATAACTGCAACATCTTCTGTATCAAGGATGAACTGTAAGGTGTGAAATATTTGTTCAGTTAATCTTTCCTGAATTTGCGGACGTTTACTGAAATATTCTACGATACGGTTGATCTTACTAAGACCTAATACTTTTTGTTTAGGGACATAAGCTACAGTAGCCAATCCGTCAATGACTACAAAATGATGTTCGCAGTTAGATTGAACATTAACATTACGCTCTACAACCATTTCGTTGTATTGCATCTTGTTGTCAACTGTTGTACATTTAGGGAATGCTTCATAGTCAAGCCCCCAAAAGATTTCATTTACATACATCTTAGCAACACGCTTGGGTGTTTCAATTAAACTATCATCTGTTAAATCTAAACCAAGATATTGCATAATAGCAGTGAAGTGTTCTTCAATTCTATCAATTTTATCTTTTCTATCTAGCTTATTAGGCAATGTAGGTGTTTCAACACCCATTTTAACTAAGTGTTCATGTACTTGTTGGCCCAACTCTGGATCTGTTTTTGTTTTATTATAACTCATAGATAACCTTCCTTTGTGATGGTTTTGTTTTGATATTGTGTTACCTTTATGTAACACAAGTATTTATCACTTTGATTTAGCAACTGATTTTTTTGATTTAGCCCTAACTGCAGGCTTCATGTTAGCAAGTTCTGCACTACGACAAGCTTCACGAACCTCGTTAACTAATGCATCCCAATCCCAAATCAATTCAGTATGCCCATCTTCAAATGTTTTCACAGTAAGATGAGTACCCTGATTGATTATAGGCCACTCCCCAGAAGGAACGTTTTCAGATTTCTTCTTGCGGGTTGCCATGATTAAGCCTTAGCTTTTGCTTCTGCACGTGCGGCTTTTTCTGCTGTAATTTCATTACGGCGAGCCTTAACTGCTTTCGCTAGTTCTGCTAATGCTTTACGGGCACGTGTACCTGCGGATGCATTACCTTTGTTAAACTTATCATTCTCGGCATTATATGCTGCCAAACTAGTTTCAATATCATTTTGTGCGCTCATTTTATTTCCTTTATGTTATGAGTATTTTGTTTCTCTTGTGTATTTACGATAGTCACTACTCATGCGTAAATATTGTTCTCCGTTGCCTTCCATGATATCACAGATACGGTCAATAGTTCCATCATTATAATCACTAATACGACCTTGAAAGTTATGTGGTGCTACCAACAAGTTCTGTAACTTAGACATAGCATCATCAATACTCCAGGGGATATATAATCGGGTATTATCATTAGCAAAAGTTTCTGGAAAACTACGATATGCTGGATATAGTACGTTACAACCCAATGTATCTGCTTCACTAACTGTATTGCTTACCCAGTCTTGCAAAGCACAATTAAACAATACTCTAGTATCGTTTAGTAGTTCATAATAATCGTTCTTTTCCAAGTCTTCATAGATAACAAGCTTACCCTCGCTTTGTAGTTTACGAGTGCGTTCCATATAACTTTCGTTATTGCTTTTTAGTTTACTACCACTGAATACACAGAATTCAATGTTATTATTTGATCTAGCGTGGAATGCTTCAATCAAATCCATATAGAAGTCTGGTTGCTTTTCTTGATCCCATCTTGCGCTAAATGCTACACGCATTTTACGTTGATTGAAAGGTTTGAGAGGTCCACTGATACGACTACGAACTTCATGTTTACCAAATGCAAGACCACTAATGTTATATAATGGTGCCTTCCATCCTGCAATTTTCATATGCATAATCATTTCTTCATTGGTAGCTAATACGCCATCAACAAAACTATCAACCATTTTTTCATAGTGACCCATGAATTCACTCATTCCCCATACATGTACGAAATCATCCGGATCAATTGACTGAGCAAGACAACGGACAAATATACGAGGACGGAGATTAGCAGGAACTTGCTTAAGAATGTAAGGCAAACTCTCAATGCCTGGTTGAAACATATCTTCAAAATAGATAATATCTTCATCACTACACTCGCCTTGCTTCATCATTTTAACTAGATTCATAAGTTGACTCATACCGAAGTATGTACGACCATGTGCATCTAGTACTTGTCCTGTCACAATAGCTTGGTCATTACTGAGAGTTTCACCCGGTACAATAACATAGTTAATGCCTCTACGTTTGAACACAGATTCATTCCACTCTTGCAGTTGTAGAGTGTATCGTGCTTTATAGGGTTCAAGACCCATGTAAAACAGTTTTCTCATGGACGTGCATCTTCCTGCCACTGATCTTTAGCCCACTTGCCAGTTACTGCTTTAGTAAATTGGCGATATGCAAAGCTACGCATATCATATAGTGTTGATTCATCAAACTTGTATCCATAATCCTGACAGAACATTAGATAGTTTTCTAGGTCCTCAAAGATTTGTTGAACACGTGGGTTAGATTGTTGTTGTTTTGCCATTTTATATTCCTTTAAATAGCGAGTTGTTGATAAGGTTTATTTGTGTTATAGACAATCGTAGCACCATTCTCATTATCTTCTGATACTTGAATAGCGATATTACGATCTGGATACCGAGTTGCGATAATCTCATAAAGATCATCACTAATCATTTCACAACTTTTGTAATTCAATTCTAGAATGCCTTGAGAATATTGATTCTCTAACCATCTTTTAAACTGAATAAACTCAATATCACGGTCGTTGTGAAATACTTCAATAGACACTTCAAAATGAAAGATGTGTCTATGTGGAGTAGCTAAAAAGCTAACATCATACTCATCACCTGTTGCAAGTGCTGGGTCTGTTGCTGCCGCTGGGTATTTATGAATACCTTCTTTTTGAAAACGTACAAAGATTGTACGTAATGCATTATTTTTAATACGAGAACGTTTCTCTGCCATTGCTTGTTCATGTTGTTCTATCATTTATAGTCCCTATTTAATGTTGCCCATGTTAACCACTGATGAAATGTATTATACACTAATTCAGCTTCTTTGTCATCCTGATTTACCCTAATTCCACGTATATAAAACCCGTCTTTTGCTACACGTAACATCTCACTTGTTCCGCCAGTAAAGGTGATAACAGACTCCTGAGTTTCAGAAGATATTGTTGATTTCATTGTAAGTGATGGATTAACGGTCATCATCTAAATCTACCCTTTCATGGTCATGATCCCATTGCGCCCTATTCAATAAACGCAATTCATTAAAATACTTATCCTTAACATCTTTCAATTTTTGAATTTTTTCAGTATCAGTACTACCTGATTTTTCTAATTGAAAAAGTTGATTCTCAACTAATCTATATGATTCTTCTAAAGTTTTAATACGATTTTTATATGGCATATTACTCTCCTAGTATTTCATTCATAGCATCATCGCTATCCTCTATTACCTCTTCAAACTCTGGTTCATTTTGAACTTCAAATAATTCTTCAAACTTACTTAATGCATTAACAGTTCGTTTACCACTAATACCCTGACTACCTGATTGAAACTGCATCCACAATCTACTGTTTTGATCAATCAAATCAATTGCTTCCTGTTTAGTTTTTTTACTAAAGATTTCATCAATAACATCTTTGAACAAAACACGTTCAAACTGTTCATTCATTAACATCTTGGGAACAACACCTTGCTCATATTGACGATTAGCCTCTTGTACAGCATTCATATGCATCCAAACATTATGACTTTGAATCAATGTATAACTCAATGTATCCCAACTTGTTTTTGTTTCTTTGTTATGCTGTCCCAAGAAACCATGACCACGATAGCACATATCCTTAAGCAGTAGTTTATCAGTTACTGGACTATCTGTAAATAGTTTATGGATACCTTCAGCTAATACAGCATCACGATATTTTCTAGTATCACTTGCATATTCTTTCTTTTCAGCAGTCTTTTCCATACTGTATGACCATTTCTTATTATGCTCAATATTAGTATTGAAATATGCTAAACCCTTAGCCGCACTATAGAATGGGCTTGCACAGTCAAACGTAATCTGTAATTTTGGGTTATGATACTTACGAATAGCACGTTGTATATCAGTAAACAATACTGCATACTCTAATATACTTGTACCCAAACAGTGAATTAAATCATGTTTACCTTCTACTAATAAACCATCATGGATAATATCAACCATTCTAGTTAGCATCAAGTGTACATCAATCTTGTTTTGACCACCAAATGCCCAACCATTAAAATGAGTGTCTGGATAGATATTTGGGTCACAATACTTCTTCATTTCAGCATACCAATCATCTGACTGTGTATGTGTACGACCTTGCAATACATTTAGGAACTTACATTTACCCGAACGATTGTTAATGAAGTATTCGTTGTTAATATGAGTAGCAGTAATTGCTTCCTGAATAGTACTAATACCATGAAGACTATTACCGTTCTTATCCTTCATATTAAAGGTAGTTATTGATTGTGAAGGAATATCAAGTACCATACCATAGTCCATGTATGTATCCATCCAGTTCAATACAGCTTTACGCTTAATCATAGCCTTAGGGCAATTAGGGTCTTTCCAATCAGCCGGCCATTGACCTTTTAAAATCTGAAATCCACCAGAGTCACCCAACATAAATGTACCAGCTTCACGTTCTCTAATGATACTTTCGCTAGGATCGTTTACAGTTGTATCTAAGTTAGCATGACCTGCACTGTACAAACCCCATTTATAATAATATAGACCTTCACTACTATTTAAAAAGTTTAGTTTCTCTACATCACCGTTGAATTGAGCAGGGATACGTGCAGGGTCAAAGTATTGTTCACCTTTACGTTGCTTACCCAAGCCAGAGATATAAAAACTACTAACTGCAGGTAAGAACAATGCCCAATCAGGGTTTTGTTTTGCTGATAGATTATCTTGTTCCATTATTTTGCTTGTGCTGGGAGTAAGTAACGATAAACTGCTAAACCACTGTCAACAACAATCTCTGTAGCGCCAGCATCACTAATGCGAATAATCTTATCACCGGGTAGATCCATAATGCTTAAGAATTCTTTAACAGGCCACATCCATGCTTTGTTCAATGAACCAGTGACACCCGGATGAAACACAAAGTTACCTGAGTGAGTTGACGGATCACCAAAGTAAACCATTAAGTTACCATTTTCTGTTTTAGTAGTAAAGTTCTTTTCTTCACTATTGGCACTTGCTTGACGTTTCAATCGTTGAATGCCAGCAATACTTGGTTCAAACTCTACATTCCATGTAGTGCCTTTGAACATTACATTCTTAACTTTTTCATCAGCAATAGCTTTACTCATCAAACGATAGTCGTTAACGAAATCACCTGCTTTTGTTTCAAAGTGAATGTATTCTGGTACACTTGCACCGTCTTTGTTAACACGTGTAACATTGATTTTAGCATGTTCATCATAGTCATCAAAGCTTAGAATTGTTTTAAGTTTACCTAAGTTAGGCATACCAAACGTTCCGATAAACTCTACGCTAGGATGTTTAAGAACACCACTAACGATAACAGATTTATCTTCTGCTACTGCGTTTACAGTTGTCTCTGTGTCAGTTCCACTAACTTTAATCAAATCAATACAGCCTAAGCCATGTGTGTGTTGAATTAAATCTTGTAAATTATCTTTCATGTTTTTCCTTTGTTTTAACTATTTAGGTAGTTGTAATACGTATTATAATGGAATATATTACGAATAGCAACACCAATTTAACCGAAACTGAATAAATCATTGAATGTACTGTTGGTATCTGTATTACTACGAATATCCCAATCTAATACACCCAATAAGTTATCAATCTTTTCATCTACTAACGTTTGTTCCATTGCTGAATCATCAAATGGTAACTCAGTAAACCATTTGGGCAAACGTAATTCATCTACTGGATATGCTACACTAGTAAACCCTAATGGATTAGGTTTTAGTTTACAGACTACAACCTTCATACCGTCAATAATCTTTTGACTATAATTGTCTCCGTTTACTCTACGTAGGTAATTATAATTCAATGCCGCTCTAACGTGACCGGGCATATTAGCACGACCTGTACTACTTTTTGCTTCTAAGTCACCATACATCGTAAGTTTGTTTACACCTTTAGGTGAACCTTTAGTCCAACTATCCTGTGCTGTTAATATGCGTTTAAAATCTTTTACAGCTTCAATAACTTCTGTACGGCCTTTACCTTGTTGTAGAACCATCTGTAGTACATTCATTAAGAATTCTTGTACATACTTAGGAGTATCAGCACGTTTCAAATCAAGACCCATAGCTTTGATATCACCCAATGCACCGTCTTTGTCTTTACGTTTACCTTCTTTGTCAAAGATATTAATAGCATAACGCTTCTTAACAATAAAGATAGCACGATCACCAATCAATTCACGTCCAGCTTTAATGATAGCACCATTCTTACGTGGTGCATGAAAAGCTTTCTCCATAAATGCAGGGAACGATTCATTTGCTTGGTCAGCTATACCATCATACAATCCAATACAAGTTTCTTTATTCCACTCTAATGCACCAGAATCAATCTGAGGCTTTAATGTTGGATAAGCTGTGAAGTAACAACTGTCAGTATCACCATACACAATAGCATTACCTTCGTGTGAATAGATACCTTCTACAGTTTCATTGATAGTACTCATCATATGCTTAACGATCTGACGACCAGATAATGTAACTGATTGACCAATACGTTTATCATAGAAACGACAATGTTCATTCAATAGTGCACCGTATGCTGAGTTGAGTAAAATCTTACGAACAAGTTGTCGTTTGTCCCAGTACTCTCTATCCTCCGTAGTAGTTGCTTCTTTAAGTTTTTTCTGCATCTCTTTACGATCTGAGTACCAACGACTTAGTAGACCGGGTACAACACCTTCTTTTTCATAAGTAAAGATTGTACCATTAGCACTTAACATCCAGGGCTTATGACTATCAAAGATCATCTTCCATATTTCAGCTGCCGACATTTCTACACTACGACCATCTTCGTAGTCAACAGTAAGAATAGTTCCACGTTCTTGGTTCATAATCGCTGTGTACTCTAATGCACCAAATAGATTTTCCCAGAGAATAGACCCTGTAACTGCATCATCACCTTCTTTGTGACGTTTCTTTTCACTTGCTAATCGTACACCTTTGTCGTGCATATATTGGTCTGTGATTGTTTGTCTGACCTGAGCAACGATGGTTTCTCCTGCCATGTTGAGGGCACGAATAACCGAGGGATAGAGTGAGTTGATATCAACTGCACCGACCCACTCGTGCATTCCTCTTTTCGGCGTAGCAACAAAGGCACCTGCTGCCTGCTGGACATCTTCTTCATTTTCAACCTTTCGTTTTTTATCTGGTACTACTAAGCCACGTTCGTGTGCTTCATTAAAAATTGCCATCTCAATCATTGCTACTGAACCCATAACTGTTGGAAGCAGTACAGTATTCTCGTGTGCAAGTTGATTAGCTAATTCTAAAAACTTAAGTTTGTTGTGAATCTTCACTAACAACATAGTATCTTGTCTGTTGTATTCAATGAATTTTTTAAAGTCTTTGTTATACAGTTGGTCAAGAGTACCTTCATATTGTGTTTTGTTTTCACCCACTTCCATCTCACCGATAGAATCAAGTTTATAACTGTGGCGTGATTCATAGTTATATTTTTTGTACAACTGTAAATAGTCCAAGTGAATACGACCTACTAAGTCATAAGTTGTTTCACTTTTACCGAATCGTTCGTATTCTCTAGCTTTAGGAAGTTGACCCATCAAGCAGAACTTGCGTGTGTCATCCTTACTCATTACTCTAGTAACACGATTGACCATATAGGGTATATCATAGCCTTCTGAGTTCCAGCCAGTTAGTACATCAGCATCTTCAATGAGTTGAAAGAAAACATCAAACATTTCTTTCTCATTTGTGAATAGCATTGTATTCTCAAACTCATTAGTGATTTCTTGGGCTGTTTCACTGCTCATATGTTTCGGAGCAATCACTAATGTAATACATTGATCTAGCCAATCTAAGTAACAACTAATAGCTGTAACAGGATTGAATGGATCATTAGTAGGGCTGAATCCTTTTACAGGATCAAAGTCTACTTCAATGTCAAAGAAACAAGTATGAAGTTTAGGTGCATCAATACCAAGATAGTTTTCACTTAAACAGCGAAAGACAACTGGTATATCACTTTCAAATAATTTTTTATTTGAATGGATACGTTTTTCTTTTTCAAACTCTTGTCGTTTGCGAGTACTGAAACGACTGACTGGATCGCCGTATATACTACGTTGTTTACCCCTAGGATCAGGATAATACAATACGTAATTAGTAGGGTATTCTTTGTATTGACGCTTGCCGTCCTTGTCTCTTTCTACAACGTAGATACGGTCTTCATCCCTACTGTGAATAGCATCCACATAACTCAAAGTGTTTTCCCTACAGTTTCTAGGATAGTGTTGAGTTCATCGTGGTCTTTGTTAGTCTGACCTAAACTTGCTTTGTGTGCAATTTTAATTGCTTTCTTTAATGTACTAGCTTTGATTTCAAGTTCTTCTGCTACAGCTTTAATAGTGTCGTTTAATCCACCATTCAATGTATCAATTTCATGTAGGACGTGCATCCCTTCATTAATTAATTGTGTTAGTTTAATCTTTGCTTCACCGTTAAAGGTTCTGTTATAATCTGACATAGTTTCTCCTTAAATAATTAGTTAGTATACTTGAGTTGTGTAGATAAGTCAAGTGTTTTTCTTACCTTCTACAATCTTCTTGACCAAAGTATAAATACCCGGATTGACTTTCAATACGTGAGGCATTAATTCATTACGGATGTAATTACGGGTATATCTGTTATTCTTATTAGATTTATCCTCACACCATTCAATATTATGACTTTCACACCAATATATAAAATCTTCTTTTCGTGTGGTTAAGAATGGGCGTAGTACATTGTTTCTTGTTAGTGGAATAACTTTGGGTGTGCCGTGTAAACTTGACCAAATATATGTTTCAACACAATCATCCAAATGATGACAGGTAATGATTGGTCCATGTTTAGCAAAATATTGATAGCGTTCTTCTCTCCAGAATTCTTCTTGGCTCATTGATTTGGGTTTGTCACGATTTAGCACACCTAAAAATAATGGAAGATTTCTATCTTCACAAAATTTAGATACAAAATCTAATGCTTTATTACTGTGTTCAGTACCATGATGGAAGTATGCACAAGATACGTCATGTTTACGACTTAAAAAGTCAACAACAGCACAAGAGTCAACACCGCCACTGAATGCTACTGTAACTTGTTTGGGTAATGGTACTGTTAACTTAATCATCTATCTATTGTAACATAGAATGATTTAGTTACCAATATTATTGGATACCTGAACTTGCGGCCAAATAACTTCTTGCTGAACTTAACGGGCCGCGAATACTTGCAGTTGCTGTATCAGTTGCATATGTTATGCGGTCTACCCTAGAAGTAAATGAGCCGCTGCCAAACCAACCATATGTTGTACTATCAGTTGATGCAGCCAAATATGTTCTACCTGAACTTAATGGACCACGAACACTTGCTGTTGCGGTATCAGTTGCAAATATAACTCGTTGTACTGTAGAACCACTATAACCACCGCCAAACCATCCATCTGTGGGTGTACCTGTTGCGGCTAGACGAAAATTTGAATTAGTTAATGGACCACGAACACTTGCAGTTGCAGTATCAGTTGCAAAGGTTACCCTGTCTATGGTAGAACGGAATGTTCCGGGGGCAGGGCTAGATGCATAACCGCCTGCCCACCATCCATCAGTTGCATTACCTGTTGCGGCCAAGGCACTTCTGGCTAAACTTAATGGACCACGTACACTTGCTGTAGCAGTATCAGTTGTGTATGTTATGCGATCTACTGTTGAAAAATAAACACCTGCAGGTGTACGCCCACCACCAAACCAAGCATTAGTTGTATTTCCAGTACCAGCTAAATATTTTTTTGCCGCACTTAGTGGACCACGTACACTTGCTGTAGCAGTATCAGTTGCGTATGTTATGCGATCTACTAATGATTGTACTGTTGGGCCAGTAACTTCTCCGCCTGCAAACCATCCGTAAGTAAGATCACCAGTTGCACCTAAACTTTTTCTAGCTAAACTTAATGGCCCTCTATTAGTTGAAGTATCAGTATCTGTTGCATATGTTATGCGACTTACTAATGATGCGATACTCCCTGTAGATCCGCCGCCAAACCATCCTGCATCGGGTGTTGATGGTGGTGGAACTAGAGTGAAGCCACCGCCGGCTGCTGTAAATCCACCTGTTATTGTTATTGACATTCTTTAACCTTTATTATAAATCACCAGTATTGGTTGATGGGTAGGCACGATTTGGTCCCCATATTATACGTACAGCTCCGTCACCACCGTCACCATTAGTGTAGGCATTTTGCTGTGCATTTAGTCCGCCACCGCCACTCCCACCGCCGTATAATCCACCGTCACCGCCAGTACCATATGCGCTGTTAGTCCCGTTTCCGCCACTTGAGCCGCCACTTCCAGCAGTTGGAGAATAGCCGCCGGCGCCACCTCCCCCACTCGGACCTTCTCCGTAAATACCTACTCCGCCGCCACCTGAACCATTATTGAAATACCAAGGTGGGTTAGAATATATGTAACTAGCACCGCCACCTCCACCGCCACCACCACTTCCTGAACCACCGTTACGGGAATCTGGATTACCGCCGGTGCCACCATTACCTGAATAGCCACCGGCTCCGCCACCTCCGTTTTGAGAACCATTACTACTATTACCACCATTGCCGCCACCAACGGTACCACCGTAAGGGCCAGCACCAAATGCAGATCCGGTACCACCTTGAAACCCGCCTGCGCCACCGTATACAAGAATATTACTGCTTCTACTAATTGAACTATCTGTTGCGTAGTCACCACCGTTTAATAATTTAAATGCTTCACCGACTACTACTGTTAATGTTTCTCCTGGTGTAACTGGTAGATTATTAATATATCGTAGTCCACCTCCACTTCCACCGGATGATCGCGGTGCACCGGCACCGACGCATACTGCACAAACAGTAGTAACATCTGCAGGTACTACAAACGAGGTAGTACCGGGTGTAGTGAATGATTGTTGACCCGTGGGCGGGGGTGCCGAGACTACAGTCCATCCGCTACCATCTACTGTTATGCCACCTGTTATCGTTATTGACATTTTTTAACCTTTATTCTTTTAATATTGACCTGCATTTGCAGTCACAAACGTATCCCCGGCGGCGGTCAATGGTCCTCTTACACTAGCAACATCAGTATCAGTTGCATATGTAATTCGTAAAACAACACTAGTGTCAGGTCCCCCGCCTGCTATCCATCCGTAATTACTATCTCCTGCCTGTCCTGCTGCACGTCTTGCCGCATTTAATGGTCCTCTAGTGGTTCCAGTTGCTGTATCGGTTGCATATTCAATACGCATCACATTTGACATAGGGGAACCACCTGGATTATTTCCACCCGCAAACCAACCATATGTACTATTTCCACTGCCACTTGTTTCTGAGGTAGAAATACTCAATGGACCTCTAACACTAGCTGTTGCAGTATCAGTTGCATATTCTATACGATCTACCCTAGAAAGTGCCGGAGAGCCAGGTGCACTTCCTCCTGCAAACCATCCATAGCTAGTAGTAGAAGTTGATCCTAGTCCGTACCTACCTAAACTTAATGGTCCCCTTGCAGTGGCAGTTGCTGTATCTGTTGCATATATAATACGGTCTACTGTTGTATAATATACAAAGGGTACAGTAGCAGAAAGACCTCCTCCAAACCAACCATACGTAGATGAATCGGATACTCCAGCCAAAGTGTTTCTACCAACAGTTAATGGACCTCTAGTTGTAGAAGCATCAGTGTCAGTTGCATATGTGACTCGCTTTACATTAGAACCATTATCATAACCACCGCCCCACCAACCGTTAGCAAGTGTTGCTACACCTCCTGATCCACGAACGGCGTTTGTACCTCTATTAGAGGCTGTTGCAGTATCTGTTGCAAAAACTATACGTTGATTCACTCCACCTGCGGGACGTGAACCTCCAAACCAAGCTGCAGTAGGCTCTGAAGGTGGCGCGGCACTGAAACTAAACCCTCCACCTGTAAATGTTATTCCACCACTAAATGTTACTGACATATATTATTCTTTCTATTATTGTATACCTGATGATGATGCCAAAGCCTGTCTAGCTAAACTTAGTGGACCACGCACACTAGCTGTTGCTGTATCTGTTGCATATGTTATTCTATCTGTAGTTGACAATACTTGAAAACTAGAACTATATCCGCCACCAAACCATCCATCAGTATTATTTCCGGATGCAGCCAAATATCGTTTAGCTGATGATAGTGGACCACGCACACTAGCTGTTGCTGTATCTGTTGCATATGTTATTCTATCAACTGTTGAACTAAACCCGACACTCGGATCATACCCACCACCAAACCATCCATCAGTTGTATTGCCGGCAGCGGATAAACCATATCTGGCTAAACTTAATGGACCACGTACACTTGCAGTTGCGGTATCAGTTGCATATGTTATTCTCTGTACTGATGACACCGGCCCGGGATCGCCACCACTAAACCAGGCATCGGTTGTATTACCTGTTGCTGCCATTCGTGCTTGTGCAGTATTCAATGGACCACGTACACTTGCGGTAGCAGTATCTGTTGCATATGTTATTCTATCTATCCTTGATAATGGACCAACACCACCACCAAACCATGCATCAGTATCATTGCCGGCAGCGGCTAAAAGGCGTCTGGCTAAACTTAATGGTCCACGTACACTAGCTGTATCGGTATCTGTGGCATACGTAATGCGTTGTACAGTTGATTTAGGTCCAGGATCTCCACCACCAAACCAACCGTAGTCGAGATTTCCAGTACCGGCTAGTTGAGTAGTAGCTGAATTTAGTGGGCCACGTACACTTGCAGTAGCAGTATCTGTCGCATATGTTAGCCTATCTATCCGTGAAGACGGTCCGTTTCCTCCACCAAACCATCCTGCAGTGGCAGTGGGAGGTGGCTGAACTATTGATATCCCACTACCTATTGTCCAACCTGGTCCTATCACAATCGTCATATATTTACCTTTATCATAGCGTATTTATCACACTATTTATAACTATATGGCTTAGGACACAACTATCTTAACCACCTAAAGTTTCCGAAGCAGGTGCTAATTGTGCAAAACTAGCTAACATTGACTCAACACTACTATTGTCAAAAGCCATAGCTAATACTTCAGCTTCGGTCTTGCTCAATCGTGTCAACATATCACTATTGCTAGCTACACTAGCTCTCTGTGCTTCATATTGGCCCTGTATTTCATTGGCCCACTGAGAATATGTACCCTCACCCAAGCCATTTACTGGAGTAATAACAGTCTCATCTGGTACAACACTCATGCAATAGTCAATACCATTACTATCTACAAACCAAAACTTAACGTCTAATCCGTCAATTCTTGGATGTGTCTTACCATTAGGTCCCATGTTCTTATCAACAAAGAACTCTACTAAATTCTCACCATCAACGTAATAATGCTTTATGTACTTAGCCATGTTTTATCCTTTTTATTAGCTATAGGTTTATCAACACCTATATTATATTTATGATTAATCATATTAGTTTCGTCTTCCATACTTGGAAAACCCTTAACTGTCATCCAATTTACTATACTATATCTGGTTCCTTTAGTAACAGCTTCAACCCCATGCAAATACTCATGCGTAGAGGGAAAACAAACTAACATTCCCGGTTCTGGACGAACTCTTACTCTTAACTCAGGAAATACAAAATCTCCACCTTCAAAATCATCATTTAAAAACAATACTGTACTCAAATCTCTATCAGTACTTTTACGCCAAATCAATGGTTCATTGCCAGGTGGCTTCCACAATGATTGACCGTCACAATGCGGTAAGTAATGACCATCTATTCCATAATGCAATAGTTGCGGCAACTCAGAATCTTTAATCTCAAACTCATAGAATGGATTGATAACATTGGTTACAACATTACGAAACAAATCAATAATCTCATCAGCAATATCTTCTAGGTCAATCATCTGTGTATCTCTAACTTTTTTGTCTACACTAAATTTGGTACTTTTACTTTTGTTACTTTGTTCTGGATCAAATACAGATAAATCAACTTTTTGCTGCCTTTTGGCATGATTCATAATGAACTCTACACCCTCTTTGGAAATCACATTGGGTGCAATTAATATGTTACTTAGTGGATTATGTTTCATTTACTATTCCATTTGTCATTAAACAAACTCTTTGGTGATACTTCTGGTTTACTATGTGTTGATGGCTTCTCGTGCATTCTGTCTAATCTTTCAGTAATACCAATACGTTCAGTAACCTTCTCATTTGCTAATGCTAGTATATCACTACTGGTTACTTCTTCAATACCAGCAACAACTTTCTTCTGTAACTCTAATAAGAATTCTACACTATGCTCACCACCAGTCAATGCTTTACCTAAATCAGGAAAGTCATTCTTAACACGATTTACATCACCTGAAATCAATGTAGGTGCACTGGCTCTACGCATACTGTGAATGTTACCGACACCAATCCCAGTGTTCCGACTAATCATCTCATCCATAGCTTGGTTAGCTAATCTACGCTCCCAATATACATGGTCTTCATTCTCAAACTGTTCACGAGTTATTGGACCACCATTCTGTTCTACTAATCTATCTAAAATCTTATCAAACGTAGCAATCTGCTGTACCCGATCACGTATCTCTAACTCACTACTCTTTAAGAAGTTTTGTAGATTTAAATAATCTAAATCATACCAACACAACTTAGTACCACCATCTTTAGTTGGCCATTGAATTGGTTCTTCTTTGTTTTTCTTATTCCACTTATAATCAAACTCACGTTGATGTTCTTTCATCTCAGTAATCTTGCTGAATAATCCTTCTGCCATAATTCTACGATTCTTCAACATAGCATTGAATGCACTTGGAATTGTATAGTTATCCAGTGTGATAAACTTTTCAATTTGGAAGTTACTACGCCCTTGAGCATGTTCTTTATCTGCTTCTTCCCAGCGAAAGATTTCGTCAAATACTTGTGTTAGTATTTTTTCATCATGTACAATCTTATCACCTGTATGTGATGTTAGATTAGATATTTCCATTTTCTTTTTCATTGTTGATCCTTTTGTTGATAGTTTGTTTAGTAGAATATGCCATTCTTTGGCAATAGTGTTCCAGTTATAGTATTCACAAGCCCATTCAGCCTGTTCCCTAGTATGTGTATATTTAGTTTGTGATAGTGCTTGGCAAATATTATGTGCAAAATCATCTAAAAACTTTTTACTCGGTATCCATCCACTTGGATGATATTGTGCATCTAATGGAACAATAGTTCCATAACCATTACTTGTTTCGGGTAATGCACCTATATCACTTAATACTGGGTAACATCCTGAACGCATCGCTTCAATCAACGTAACACAGCTTGTTTCTTCCCAAATATTTGGATAAACAAGTAATGATGCTTCACTAAATTCATTAGCAAGTTGTTGATGATTTATTGGTTCACTATAATATGTGTTTGGTGTATTTTGTAATTCTTTGTATATTTGTTTAAACTCTTGTGTATCACTGTTACCATACAATTTCATACCCGAGAATACTTTAAGTATTGCGTCTGGATGTTGTTTTAGTACTTGTTTAAAGATATAGGGTAGATATTTTAGTCCACGAAATGGTGTACTAGCGTATATAAGAGTTTTGTTTGTTTTTTGTTTATATGTAAAATAGTCTGCACCGCCATTACGTATTACAGATATCTTATGTTTTGGTATGTTAAGATATTTAATGAATTGAGTTTTTTGCCATTCACTTACACATACAATATGTGTTATTTTAGTCCAATCAACGTTTAAGAAGATTGGTTGATCGTGGGCGTAGTGTGCCCAGAGTATCTTTATTTGTTTATTGCTATTGATTAGTTTATGTGGGTCAAAATCTACTAAAGTATCAGTCGGGAAATTGATATGTTCTTGTAAAAAATGAAACCCAGATTGGGTAGCACCTAACATCATTTTTTATTGTATACCACCTGCAGCGGCCATTCTCTGAGAATATGCACTAAGTGGACCGACTAAACTTGCAGTTGCAGTATCAGTTGCAAATGTTATTCGGTTAACTGTTGACACCGGTCCATTGCCGCCACCAAACCACGCATCAGTTGTATTACTCACCGCCGACAAAAAATATCTAGCAGAACTAAGTGGACCACGCACACTAGCAGTTACAGTATCGTTTGCATATGTGATTCTATCTACTATTGAAAGGCTGCCCGGTGAAGTTGTGCCACCACCAAACCAACCGTCAGTGGTATTACCCGCCGCGGCTAAACGCTGTCTAGCCAAACTAAGTGGACCACGTACACTAGCGGTTGCAGTATCGTTTGCATATGTGATTCGGTCTACCGTTGAACGGTTGATGTTGGGTGAGGCCGGGACGTATCCTCCACCAAACCAGCCATAATCACTATCACCTGCAGCCGCAAAAAGCCTTCTAGCCACACTAAGTGGGCCCCGCACTGACGCGGTTGCAGTATCGGTTGCATATGTAATTAGTTGTACCGTTGAACCGGGTGCTCCACCTGTGCCGCCACCAAACCAGCCATTAGTAGTATTACCTGCAGCGGCCATTTGATAGGTAGCCGCACTAAGTGGACCACGTACACTAGCGGTTGCAGTATCGGTTACAAATGTTATTCGGTCTACGACTGATAAACCTCCTGCACCTCCTGCACCTCCTGCAAACCAACCGTAAGTAAAATTACTGGAGGCAGCCATATCACTTTTATTTCCAGTAAGTGGTCCACGAACACTTGCAATTGCAGTATCGGTTGCATATGTGATTCGTTGTACGGTTGAGGTACGACCGTATGTCGGTGACAAATATCCACCGCCAAACCAACCCGCTGTGTTTTGTGGGGGTGCACCTTCCATACTAACACCGCCCGAAAATGATATTCCACCTGTTATTGTTACTGACATTTTATATTCTTTCTTTTATTGTACACCGGAGGTTGTAGAGGTAGAGTATACGGCAGCATTTAATGGGCCGCGAACACTAGCTGTTGCAGTATCTGTTGCATATGTTATTCTATCAACAGTTGATCTACTGCCTCCGCCACTATTTACATAACCGCCGCCAAACCAACCATTAGTATTATCGAAGGCTGCAGACAGTAGCTGTCTACGTACAGTTAATGGTCCACGGCTGCTTAATGCGGCTGTATCATTTGCAAATGTCATACGATTTACTACCGATGTTACATATGGGGGTGTGGGTGTAATGCCCAGGTAACCTCCGCCAAACCAGCCATATGTAGTAGAATCCGTGACTGCTGCCATGGCCCGATTAGCTTCACTTAATGGCCCGCGGTCGATTGCAACATTAGTATCAGATACATATGTTATCCTAGATACAGTAGATACGACTCTAGCTGGACCCGGTGCAAAGCCACCGGCAAACCATCCATATTCATTTGTACCAGTAGCGGTCATATTATATGAAGTATAACTTAGTGGACCTACGCCAGTAGCTGTTGCTGTATCTGTTGCATATGTTATACGTGATACTGCACTTGTGTTATTGGTAGTATAACCGCCACCAAACCACCCATATGTGTCAGTGGTAGAGGCTGCTAATTGACGTACGGAACGATTTAATGGCCCTCTAACAGAAGCAGTATTAGTATCTGATGCAAAAGTTATTCTACCTACAGTAGACGATGGTGGATTATTACCACCGGCATACCATCCATAAGTAAGTGTTCCTGTAGCGGCTTGATCGGTGAATGAGCCGCTTAATGGACCCCTGACTGATGTACTTGCAGTATCTGTTGCAAATGTAATACGCTGTACAGTTGATCCAGTAGATCCACCTGCCCACCATCCTGCTGTTGCTGTTGATGGTGGTGCAAATTCCATAGTCAATCCACCCCCGCTAAATGTAATTCCTGCTGTAATCGTTACTGGCATAATATATCTCTCTTTAATATATTTATCAATATTATATACTAAACAGCTTGATTTTACTCGGTTTTACAACTTCTCTCCAATATTCTAATTTAGAATACTCTCTAACTAACTCAATACCTAATATCTCTACTGGATCTAAATTCCTACTGGCTAATTTAGGTCGTACACTATGCATACCCTCTAAATTGTAAGTTACATCATCTACGGGTGTTACATTCTTAATATTATTAAAAACAAACTTATACGACGGAATATCTAAAAAATCAACAATATCACTCAATGTTTCTTCCGGATTACTAACTAAATCATCATACTCTACTATATGCATACAGGCTTTTACACTTGGATTATTGTAACCCTGATACATACTCCATAAACTCTGATTTACAATACCCGTAGGTTGCATCAAATAATAACATCGGTTCTTAGTGTTCAATTCCATACGATTGTCTACTAACCAACGGTCAATAAAGTTATCACCGGGATTATTGCTACGATTTACTAAATCAATAAAACTAGCTAAGATAGATGGTACATCTCTAACAATACATACAATCTTTGGCTTTGTAGTTATAAACTTACATATTCTATCAGTGTTGTTAGGCCATGCACGATTGTTATCCATTATGTACTTTTTAGGTATATTCTTATAGTACTCTCTGGGTAATGATTCTAATACATTTTGTTTAGCTACTGGTTGTGGATTAGCACTATACGCTTCACTACCTTCATCAAAGTATTTCTCTGTATAATATAACAACTCTACAGTAGGGCTTAATGGACTTACATACAAGTCTGGATGTTGATTCATTACTGAAGCTAGCATAGTGCCACCAGCTCTTGGTAATCCACTATAAAAAAAGAACTCTTGTTTCATATTAATTTGTTTCTGTCATCATTTGTTTCATACGTAGTTTAGTAGCTTCGGACACATTCATAGTACGTTCTAGTTCTTCATAACTCCACGCACCATTGTGCCAAAATGCACCATTATCTAAATTATAACTTTTGGGTAAATACGCAGGATCAAAGTAACTTAGTAGTTCTTCAGTTGTATTGATTTTAACTACATCTTCACCAAACCATTCATAACATATTTCGCTACTAACAATACATGGTATATGAGTATACTGTCTACGATGTGTTAACGCAAACAATCTGGACACACCACTTGGTCCTGCATGTACCTGTTGTTCGTCATGTATAATTATTTGTATTGGATCTATATGTTTACTATTATCCATATGTTCTAGTATTGCACCTAGATAGTCATAACGACTTCTTGGATGATTTGGCATATGACACCAACCATCTTCACCGGTTTGTGTGATACGATTTATAGGGAAGTTTGGTACAAAGTATGCTTGTTTCATTTTTGTTTTGTAAAGAAGAATAGCATAACCAATCTGCCGTTATCCATACAATCACCAAAGTTATCACCATGACTGTGCCATAATAACGGATCAAACAATACTAAACGATTATACTTCATTGGACTAGATGCATAGCGTGTCCATAATGTTTTATCAAGCCCATCACCATAGATTACATTTCTACGTAGTTCTTCATAGTTAGTGAAGCCTAAATATTTACCTTCTTCTGGTGTAGCTGGAGCACGTTCTATACCTAATCTATTATGATAATAAAAGTGTGTTCCAGATTCTGGACGACATTGATTTGGTGTATTAAGATATAGTACACCGCCCACATCCCAACCTGGATCAATATGTATATTTTGTTCAAAGGTATCAGTTGCTAAACTAATTCTAAAGTAACCGCAACTACTGCCCTCTGCCGGGATTAAGTAATCACCCCAACGATTTTGCACCTTCTCTAACATTTCTTCTGTGAAGTAAGATTTATCAGAGTTTTTGCCTGGATATGTATGATCTTTTGGTTCCGGATAATTTGAGTTCAATGCGTTTAATCGCATTTGATATGGATCATCTAAAAAGTCATCAATGATTACGATATTAGTTTTCATTATAGTTCCTGAAAGACATGACTACCAACGTGACATAGATTGATACTAGTATCCATCCAAGCTTGCATTCCAGTACTACGGGCCCTAGTGAAGAAGCTTAAATCTTCTGGTAGATAGATATCACCCTGACGCATTTCATGGAAGTAGTGATAGCTGTTATCATATTCCTGTTCAGTTGGGTTATGAGTAGTGCTTTCGTTTGTTGGTGTATATTTAAGATCTGGGTATTGTTTTGCAATACGAATGAATACGTTACGGTGAATGAGACTGAAGCCGATACCAATTTTATCTATAGCTACTAGATCACCTTCACGTTGTGGTGGTTGAGTGAGTGTGAAGTTCCATTTTAGTGGTATAGTTTTCATTGGGTAAGCACCGCATACCATTTCTTTATTGTGATTAAGAAGTTTTAGTACATCATCAGCTTCAAATCCAACATCGCTATCTAAAAAGAATAGATATTCAAAATCAGTATTGTTTATGAAGAAGTTAGCTATACGGCTGCGACCACGACTTATTAAACTTTCGTTTGCAAGTGTGAGCATACCGTGATCTATGTTATTTCTAACAAATTGTTTACCCAATTTAAAGAGGCTGTTGGTTGTTTTATCTGATACTACTCCGCCGTAGCAAGGCATTCCTATTAATATTGACATGTAGATATTTAGTAGGAAATATCTGTTGTCAAAATATTATTGACATTTGTTATTACTTTTTCTATTGAAATATTTCAGGATGTGCTTTACCAAATATTTTAATATATTTTCCAGCCATCATATCCGCTTCTGCTTCTATTGGACTACCCGGATAACTATCACCCGGCTTAATCATATTTAATTCACCCTGACGTACATGAACCAATTCATGGAATACTGTACGAAATATATCTACTAAATTTCTATTAGCACAATAAACCCATACTTCACCTGTTTCTGGATTATGTCTTCCAGTATGATGACCCTCTTGTGCTTCTTTACTATCATAACTAAACTCTATCTTTGGTGTACTTTCTAAATTTAACTTCTTACTTGTCCAAGCAAGAAACTTCTGTACAATAGGATTATTATTCAAATCTGCTTGACCATCTTCATCTAGTTTACCTTTAATCCAATTGTCTGGAGTTTTGTGATATTTTCTAACAAATAAGTCATGTAATGCATCACCGGTTATACGATGCTTCTTTGCTATACTTCTCATTAGTTTATCAATGGTATTATAGTCGTGTTTCTCTAAGCTAGGAAGTTTCTTAGCTAGTTCACTTGCGGCTGATTCGTATAGTTCTATTGCTCTCATATTAGTATTTATGCTCACTTTAAACAGAGTCTGGCGTAACTCTGAACCAGGCAGCAGCCGCCTGCTTGACGCCATTAACCGTTGACGACAACGTGCCCTAAGGTGGGTTAGTTACACCAAGAAGTTTTAGCTTCTCCGTAGTATTCTCTTGCAAATCCATTCTGTATTAACATTGTTCTTAAACTTTGTCCATCAAGTAATATATCACCCAATACACGTCCACCATACTTATCCCAATCAGCAATAGCTACTTGACGTTTTTGTGCTTTAGTTATAGCATTTTTTGTGAATGCAGAAGCAGCCTGACCACGTTGATCTTCAGCTGGACATTGCGCTCTATGACCTTTTTCAGGTGTATCAACACCAAATACACGAATACTTAATTCTTGTTTTAATGGTGGAGGTAAGAACGGTGCTTGAAATGCTACAGTATCGCCATCAATAACTCTAGTGATTGTAAAATCATATACATTCATTGGTTTTTGTTTTTGTGCAAATGCTATAGTAGATATTGCTAATAATATGATTGTTATTATTTTTTTCATTTAGTTGTCTTTATAAAATATTTTTGTAATCAATAAACTTTGCATGTCTATCTTGTAATCCACGTAGTGCTGGATTAATCTTTTTTGTTACTGCCTTTGTATCGTTAAAGTTATTTATATGTGGTTTAACTCTTGTTTGCCAATACCATACTGCAATCTTGGCTGCGATATCAGGTCTTTCTGCTAATTCAGGTTGATTTAATAAATCAATACCTAATGCTTGACTAGCCATACGATAGTTATCACGTCCGGTCAATTGAATGAAGCCACGACCATGATATTTTTCTCCATCACCTACATATTTATTACCTAATATCTTTGCAGTACGTGGTGCATATTGGCGATCATATTTCTTAGCAAAATATCCTTGACCAACACTTTTTTCTTTTAGTCTACTAAAATTCCATGATTCATGTTTAGTTTGAGCCATAAACTGTGCTAATTCAGTACCAACTATACCGGCAGCTACCGCGGCTTTATGTAATAAACTTTCAATTTGAGGATAGTTACTTAATGTAGTTATGGGAGCTTCTTTTTGTGGTTCTATCGGTGTGTCTTTATTAACAGTATTGTTAGGTTTTGTATCTCTAGTGCCTAATGCAGCCATGCCAGCTAACCCACCAAGAAAACCTCTACGACTTAAATCTTCTAATACTTTACGATTTTTTACTTTACTAATCTCAATACTTATTGGTGTATTAGTTGTTTTTGCTCTAAATATATTATCAGTCTCACGTACCCCTGGCTTAAGTTCAGATGCTACAATTAAGAATCTTGCTCTATTCTTTTTTATGCCAACAAACTCACCAACTAATACTTGATAGTTGGGATAATTTGGTGTCAAATCTACTTTAGGATTTGCTTGTTCGGTAATAAACTCTGTAGCTCTCATTATTTTATGATGTTGAATAACCTGCAGCCGCAAGTTGAAATCTACCAGTACCTACACCTGTAGTATCAGTAGCAACTACACCTGTATTACTTACTAAATTAGTCATTGATAAGCCATTAACTCCATTAATAGATCCATATCCAAATATAGCCTTATCCCTACCATACCCAGTGGCTGCTAATCGGTTTCTTGCTGTACCTACACCGGTAACATCATTACTAACAACGCCTGTATTTGATACTAGATTGGTTATTGATGTGGGTCCGTCTCCATACCCAAATATAGCTTTATCAGTTCCATAACCTGCAGCCGCTAATGCCACTCTATCAGTACCGACACCTGCAGTATCTGTGGCTACTACACCTGTGTTTGATACTAGATTGGTTACCCTAGTAGTTCCGTATCCAAATATAGCTTTATCACCGCCATAACCTGCGGCTGCAAGCCACCATCTTGCTGTACCCACCCCGGCAACATCATTACTAACAACACCAGTGTTTGATACTAGGTTAGTCATTGATTTAATGCCTGTGCCGCTGGTGCCATACCCGAATATAGCTTTATCATAGCCATATCCCGCGGCAGCAAGATAACTTCTAGCAGTGCCCACACCTGTAGTATCATTACTAACAACACCAGTGTTTGATACTAAGTTAGTCATAGATAAATATGTAAGAGCTTGATTGTATCCAAAACCAAATATGGCTTTATCAGTTCCGTAACTTGCGGCTGCAAGGCCCTCTCTAGCAGTACCAACACCACTCGTATTTGTAGCAACAACACCAGTGTCTGATACTAAGTTGGTTATTGCTGTAAATGTAGTAATAGCAGTGGCACCATATCCAAAGATTGCTTTTGTTGTTCCCGGTGGGGGAGGTGGACTATAAGTAAATCCACCACTTAAAACCATTCCACTAAATTGCATAATATTTTTCCTTATTCTATATTTTTAAGTAAATGAATAACCTGCGGCTGCTAAGCCTAATCTTGCAGTACCTACACCTGTCGTATCAGTAGCAACAACACCGGTGTTTGATACTAGATTGGTCATTGACACCTTTACAGAAGTAGTACCATATCCAAAAATAGCTTTATCAGTGCCATATCCTGCAGCCGCAAGACTATCTCTAGCAGTACCAACACCAGTTGTATTATTGGCTACAACTCCGGTGTTTGATACTAGGTTGGTTATTGCTGTTACTGATCCACTATTTCCATATCCAAATATAGCTTTATCTGTACCATAACCTGCGGCTGCTAATCCAGTTCTAGCAGTACCTACACCTGTCGTATCAGTAGCGACCACACCTGTATCTGATACTTTGTTAGTTACTGATACCACCTGACTTGAAAAAGTAATTCCATAACCAAATATTGCTTTATCAGTACCATACCCTGCGGCTGCTAGAAAATATCTTTCAGTACCGACGCCTGTAGTATCTGTAGCAACAACCCCTGTGTTTGATACTTTGTTAGTAATTGATTGCGTAATACCTGTGTCAGTACGAACTCCATATCCAAAAATAGCTTTATCAGTTCCGTAACCCGCGGCTGCTAATGAATTTCTAGCAGTACCAACACCAGTAGTATCAGTAGCAACTACACCGGTGTTACTTACTAAGTTGGTCATTGATTGTGATCCTGCTCCTGTATCATTGCGACCATATCCAAATATAGCCTTGTCCCCGCCATAATTTGCGGCTGCAAGATAATATCTAGCAGTACCTACTCCTGTAGTATCAGTAGCAACAACTCCTGTATTTGATACTAAGTTGGTTACTGCTGTAATTCCTGACGCAACACCATAACCAAAAATAGCCTTTTGCGTTGGTCCGCTAAGAGGGGGTGGTGAACTATAAGTAAATCCACCACTTAAAACCATTCCACTAAATTGCATAATATTTCCTTATATGTTTTTCATGTGCATCTATTGCTCTCACTCACGTTCTCTTTTTAATGTAGAACGGATAAACCAAGCTTTCTTACCATATAGGTCTTGTAATTCAGCCATATAGTTTTCTATACCATGTTGGTTTTCATTTGCCGCTTCAGCAAACATAGCAACAACTAATTCAATCATCTTTTCACAATCTTGTAATGATTCAGCAAACATTAACTCAGCACGTGGGATTTTAGTTTGGTCTTGAATAATACTTAGTTCACCATATCGTGACAAACTGCCAGGAGTATAATGTCCTAAGATTCTGATATATTCAGCGATCGGGTCAATAGTGGCACTTACATCACCGTACAATGTATCAAAGAATTCGTGATATTGCGGAAAATTACTTCCCTCCACATTCCAGTGAAAGTTTTGACTTTTGATAGCAAACGCTTGTGTGCTTGCTAATAATACTTTTAAGTTATCTGATAACATTATCTTGGGTATCCTTTTCTATTCCAATAAAATTCATAATCTGTCATTTCTTTTTTCCCTGACAATGTGCTTTTTGACTAAAGCCTTTAGGATTGCTACAGTTGATACTATCTTTGTATTTCTGTGACCACTTTTCTTCTAGTTGATCTTCATTTGCTTTTTTCTTAGTATTAACATTGATAGCTTTGCCACTACGCTCTGGATTAGGATCTTCTCTGCGCTTTCTTGAGGCAGCACTTGCACGACCCTTCTTACCTAAACTGTGTGCTTTACTTTGTGGCAAACACTTTGGCTTGCCTTCACTATCATCACCTCTAGCACAGTCACCACGAATCTTACCATCTGGACCAAAACGAACCCACTTCTCTTTGAACCATTTATTTAAGTTCTCGTCTACTTGTTCAATACCTTCTAGTATAGAGCTTTCATTCTTCTTGCCACCATTGCCCCAGCTATCTGCGCCTTTCTTGCGGCACTTAACTAATGCACCACTAGCATAAGCACTTGGCCATACTTTATAACGGCTCTTAACTTTATAGTAGCAAGCGTCTTTCTTCTCGTTCATCAATTCTTCACTGACCATCTCGCCACCGCAATGTGGGCAACTATGTTGTTCTTCCGATATATCTTCTTCATTTGTTTTATTTTTTTCACAACTACCTGGAAAGCCTGCTTTTGTGCCGGCAACTCTATGATAGCCGGACCAACATTTTAACTCATCTAATTGTTCTTCTTCTTTTAACCCTGACTTTTTACGTATATACAATCTATTTTGTAACATTGCAATAGTGTTGTCTAATTTTTTATTTAGTGATTCATAATTATCTTTTGCACCATATCTAACATGCATTCTTGTATCAGTATCATTTTGCATTGCAGGAGTCATTAAACCCTTACGTTCTAATCTATCAACTAGCTTATCTAATAATGCTTGTTTCTCTATAGCACTATTCAATTGAGCTAGTCTGGCTTTTAATACTGAATGTTTCTCACCGGGTTGCGCTACAGGTGTTGGTTGAAATTCTCTACGTAAACCTTGTTGCGCTTTTTGTACTGTATTCTTTTCAAAATCTCTTTTCCAAGCTTCTATCTCAGCTTCACGCTGTTGCTCTATGGCTAATTTAGCTTTTACTAATGCATCCAATGATGTAGCTTTAAGTTGATCTCCTAAATTCTCATCCAGGTTACTAGACAAACTATTCCACATGTCTTGTGTACCGCCCCAAACATTATGTTTTGATGAATATTTAAAATTCAATGATTTAAGTTCGTTCTCTGTATGACTGCCACCTATTTGATTAGGTCTTTTCCAAACAAACTTAGTACTGCCTGGATTCATTTTTTGTGCAGTTTGTTTACGTATATTATTAGCTTGACCGGATGTAGGTCTGAATTCTTCATTTGTTGCCATTTCGCCATCATCACTATGACCGTAATATGCGGCTACTTTTTGTAAATCTGCAGAATTTCTAGCGTTAAGATAATCAGTTACTAAATCATGTATCTGATTTCTTTGTTCACGTGGTGGGGGTAATTCTATTTCACCTTCACTAGCATCAGCAATATGAGCGGCACCAGGACTATCTAAGAACCATATCTCATCATCCTCATCCCATTCTAATCCCCATTTGTCTATTGTTGCAGTTAATACATAGTTGTTAGTAGTACCTACTACAAACTTATTACCACCTATATAACGTGAGCTATTTGGTTGACCGTAATCTTTAGGTCCTTTAGGGCCATTAGGAACTACAGCAAATTCGTTTATACCTTGACTGATACCAGATTTCTTTGTATCATTAGCAAATTGTTTCTTAGTTGCTTTAACAATACCACTGAAACGTTTATCTCCACGCTTGTAATCACCTTCACTATCAGCTTTACTAGCATCGGCTGCTGCCGCTGTTTTGTATTGTGATAATTTCTCATTAGAGATTTCATCTAGTTGTGATTCTGGTATTAATCCATATTTTTTAACACGTGCATCTAAGTCAGCACGTTCTTTGGATAATTTATGTACAAGTTCGGTATCACCAAACTTAATTGCTTGTCTAAGCTTTTCCTGAAGAGCATCGGCTAAATCATAATACTGATCCATTTTCATTCTAGTATTATTATCATCTTCTTCTATGGTTGTACCACGACCCAATTGTTGTAAATCACTTGTTAATACATCTTGTGTAACACTACCGATACCTTTAGAAATTGTAATACGAGACTGTTTACGATCCTTACTCATAGCAACTACTTTTGCAGGTTGTCCTAGATACTTAACAGTATCACCTGTCTGTATGTTCTTAATAGAGACACCGCCAAGTTTAACTGGCTTATCACCTGCAAAGTTACCTTGATCTCCCCATGGATCATCTATGCCTTCTGCTACACCTTTACTCAATACTTGTTGTACTAATAATTCAGGTGCAAAATTCATGTCACCTGCTAACTCTCTCGCTGCCGCTAATATTGATTGGCGTGTTGGTTGTAATCTTTTTTCTTCAATGTCACGGCGTAATTTCATTATAAGAGATTGTGCATCATAACCTAAATCTCTGACACCTTCATTTGTACCAGTTGCTAATCTATCATGGTCAGCATCACGTTTTTGTTTTTGGCTTAGTTGATACATTTTCCTAGAATACTCAACATCATCGTCAAATGTATCATCTTCTTGTGAAGGATAACTAGAACGTGATTTGTTAAATCTTGGTGGATCCTCAGCTCCATATTCTCTAGCTGGATCACTATGTCCATATACTGAATTGGATTCTTTTAATATACCTTTAAGGATATTGCTCATATTATGCTTTCTTATTCTTGTTATCTAACATGCCACGTTTGTTAGCAGTAGCCCAAGCAATGTTCTCTGCTTCGTCTTTACTTTTGCCTAATTTTTTTTCAGATTTAGCAATATGCTTAACCATTCTATCTACTTTGGCACCTTCATACATGTCATTGTTACCACTTGTAACATAATATTCAATTTGTTTAATCACTTTACCTATATTATCAGAGTTGATATGTCTAACATTACTTGCAATTCTATCAATTGCATCACCTACACGATCGGCACCATGTTTTAATAAATCAGGACGATTTTTCATAATATAATTTACGAGTGCATTTGCTACTGGATTATTTTCTATACTTTCATCAACACCTTGAACTTGTTTACCTTCTAAGTATTCACGTATAGTGTTTAGATAGTCATTAGCTTTAATAATCTTTTCTTGTACCCAACCTTCAAGACCTTCTTCTTCACTAAGGTCTTTGATCATTAAATAAACTTGTTGAGCATTCTTTGCGGCGCTGAATAAATCACTGCGAGCCATCTCTACTTCATGGTCTAAACGACTTTGTCCATGTTGAACAAATCCTGTCTTTGATTTGCGGCCTTGACCGGGAACAACAATTAAATCTTGTTCACTTAAATCTTGTTCACTAATTTCAGTACTTTCATTGATGCTATTGGCATATGGAGCACTAGTTTTTTTACCTTTGAATAAAGATCCTACTTTTTTACCACCATATATGCTAGGATTGCCTCTACTTTGAGTGCCATCTAAGGGTGAATTTACAGTAGCCATTGAGCCTGATGTTGTAGTTTCAGTGATTTGTTTGATTTTCATAACGGATTTCCATACTAATAGTGTATTTATCAAAATACCATAATATGGAAACTTATTAGATTTTGCCTGAGGGCTTTACTGTTGGTGGGATACCTGCTCTACTAGTATTCCAATAGAAAGCTTTTGCGTTCTTTTTGATACTATTAGGCTTAACATCTACTGTTAATGCTGTACTAAAACGAGGGTCATTCTTTTCTTTTTTGCTAGGAATATATCCGCTAGCTTCATTTATATCAACTACTGGATTCCTAGCATTACGATTTCTGGGTTCACCTATAATAGTAGTAGCCCATTGAATTTTACCACTACCTAATAATCTCATACCCATTGAAATTCCTAACGTAGAATCATAAACCCAAAAAGCCTGTCCTGCACTCATTTGTTGAATTTTATTCTCCATTGTTGATATTCTACGCAACATCTCTTTTGCAGTAGATATAGGAACTTTACGTTCTGCTAGTCGTTCTAATGCATGTTTTCTAATATCAAACCACATGTTGCCCATTTGAAGTGGACCTATACCAAATGATTCATCTAATGTTTCTTGTACTACCGCTGGTAAAAACTTTAATAACAATGTGTTTCTTCTAGTATCATCATCTACATATTTTAATTGATCTGGTGGCAATGTTTGATAAATGGCATTTATAGGTACATTTTTACGTGAAATTTGATCATATCCTACAACTTGGTTAGGATAGTTATCAATTAGCTTTTGCCAAATACCCTTCTTACTATCAGAAGTTTGTGTGCTATCACTATACAAAGGTACACCTAAATAATCACTTACTGCTTTATATAACTTCCAGCCTAAACCCTGTCCCTGAACTTCTTTTTCACCCGCAACTACACCTGTTTTAAAACCATCATGGAACTTACTTACACCGAGGTAAAACACTGGTTTATTTTCTTTATTAAATAAGAAAAATTTGTATCCATATTTCTCATCACGAAATATTTGATTTTTCATAGGAAAATTAATAGGTGTTAATTGACTTGCTTCATGATATTTAAGTTTAGTCTGCATATCATTATACATTGATTGTATATCCATACGCTTAGTAACCGGCGGCATATCTATAATTTCATTAACATTAGAATACATTCCATTCAAACTTAAATGTTTGCTATGTAATTTATCACGTAAATCATATAAACGTGTAATATAACCCTGGCTACGTAATGCTTTATATGCTAAGTTTTCAGGACCAAACTCACCACCTTTATCTAACCCAGCTTGACGATATTGCCTAATCTTCTTCAATACTTTATTAACTTTGCTAATCTTATCAGACTCTAGTGTTTTTTCAATAACATCTAATAGTTTTTCATATTTTGCTTTGGTAGCATTTTGGTCAAAATTTGCTCTACGTTTTGTGGGCAATCTTAACCATTTCTTATCTTTAATACTATATTCACCCAAACTAGTAACTGGTTCTGTAGCATCTTGTATATATAACTCTACTGGAATTCCATTAATGGTAATATCATGTGAATCATTATATAAATCTTTTTTGGCAGTAAAGAATTCTCGGTAAACTTCATCATCCGGTAAATCCTTCATATTGACCAAAATATGTAAATCTAAATCACTATGGTCTGTATAACTATAGGCTGCATTACTTCCAGAAATAGTGATATCACGTACATCTAAATCATGTATACCCATCTCCTGTAGGAAGTCTTGTGCAATATTTTTTAATTGTAGTTCTACTTCAGGTTGTAGATGTTGCCCACGAAATAACTTTGGATTGAGGTTATTGTGAAATGTCACTGCATCTGACATTTTGAATGAATGTAATTCTTTTAAGTCCATAGAGTATTTATCAGTAGGTTGATAGTATCACTCAATAAACCAATTATCAACTCCAATATTTAGATGAATCCAAATTATCCCAATATTGTTTGTTATTACGATTGATAAAATTCTTAACTAGATATTTAGCCATACCTAAATATCCCATCTTCTTAAATCTACGACTATCTTGCCCAAAATGATGTTTAACAATTCTAAACTTTTTAGGACTATACTTCCTAGATAAGAAGTAATCCTCAGATGTAGCAAACTTTTCAGGGAACCCA